TGGATGTTCATCTGTGCTTAAACGACCGTATTCTCGTTCGCCTGTGGCATCACGACGAGGTTTTAGTCCTCCACTTTTCTTAATTGCTTCTAGCTTATTAGTACAATGATAAACTCGTTTACCTACTATGTCTTGTCCGGGAAATAGATTTACACCAGGAATATTCTTAGGAGGTCTAAGTCCTTGGTAGTTGGTAAATTCTTCGGCAAAGTTCTCATCCAAAGTTTCCCACTCTTCTCCAGCATCACCAACTTTTTGTTGTGCAGCTTGAATTGTTTGTATAGGGTACTGTTTTTCTATTTTATCAATTGCTTGGTTATACATCTGTACTTGACTAGCAACATCTGCTACCATTAATGCTTGACCAAATCCTGGAATAAAATATAGTAAGGTAGACAAGTTTGGAAACTTTTCTTTAAGCTGTGATAAAGGATTTCCTTCAACATCTTGGCCGCCAAACTGAACTTCATCTAACTCATCTAAGAACGTATCTGCAAACTGTTTGCACATTTTGTTCAACTGTTTGTTTTTAGTAACAACTTCTTTATACTCGCCATGATCAGCATCTTGAGTTGGATCTTTGTATCCACAATAAACATGTTTAAATCCATGGTGATTGATTAGATCAGTACAGCTCATACCAACACGACTCTCAGCTGTGTCATCATCTTGTTCATTGCAGGGACTTAGAGTAGTAATCATGACACTGCCTTTGGGAATCTCACCATAGTACTTTTGATATTCTTCAATTACTGCTCGTTCAGCATGTACACGCAATTGACCTTTAGGATAGTTTAACTTGGCAACAAATTTACCCTTTGGAGTGAGTATACCAGCTGCAACCATTCCATAGTATTCTGGAGCTGCCGCTTGTCCTTTCTTAATTAAAGAACATAACTCAGCTAAACGATCATCTAGCTGGTTCATGTCCACTGATTCAAATTCTACTAGTCTCATTATTTTTTTGCAGTTTTGGCTGCATCCTTCCAAGCCTGTGCTGTAGGGGCTTTGGGACTGCTAGCAGGTCTACTGGTGCCGGCCGCCTTGCGTTTGTTCACATTGTAATACAGGCCATGCTTTGCAGCCTCCGTCACACCTTCATCCGCGGGCATTGCCCAGTTTAGTTGAGGGAATCTATGTCCTAGTTTTTTCGCGGCTCGCATCCCTTTTTGTTCTGCTTCTTCTTGTGAACCTGCACGAACTTTTACTTTATCAGACTGATGCGGACCATAATCAAAACTAACTTCCCATACCGTGTTTGGATCAACTTGATCTCTTGAGCCTTCCGCCATACCTTCGTTTGGCACACAGTTTCGAACCTGTCCGCCGTTCTTGCCTTTCTTGGTACCTTCGGCATGCTTGCCTGGCCAGCACTTGGTAAAGCCATTGCTGTCTTTAGCACCTTTCTTAAGTTCAGCAATCATGCGTGTACCTTCAGCAATCATCTGTGCCATCTCATCAATGCTTTCACAATTCCAACGACGCAATGCCAACGCTTTAGGAGTAGGCTTGCCATTAGGCTTTTTCATTGGGCCTTTATTGCCGCTCATTCTAGCACAGAAACTCTTACGGCGTTTTGCTGCTTTTGATCCTGCTTTTAATTTGCTAGGTTTAGTAGTTACGGCTGTTTGTAATTTGCTACCTGGATGTTCTCTACGATAAGCGTTAACGGCCTTACGACTAAGACCGTTGGTCTTGTCGTGGTGATTGACCTTGTTCCAATCTTCGTTAAGTAGTTCGTTGATTTTCATAGCTTGTTAATCTCTTCAAAAGTTAGAGGTATACCAGCTAGGCCGCACCCAAACAACGCCAATCCAATGTATAGTTGTTTAAACAGGGCTGTAAGGGTTTCTTGGTCGATCATATCCATCATCCTCGGGGTATACTGGATATTTATCAGGTTCAGTCGGCGGAAGCGTTGGCTCCGCACTTTGCTCGTTTAGCATTAGTTAGTGCTCCAAAGTTTATTGGCCATTCTTGTCCCGGTGCTAGCTCAACAGCACCTTGTGGGAACGCATACTTAACTCCAGCTTCTTGCATGATCTGTGCAACTGGCTTACGGAATACAGTTAGATCGTTACCTAAGTTAACATATGGCTTTGTGTGTGGAAATGCCCAACCAGCGATTTGTTTGGTTTGGTTGTTAATAACAATCTTATAATATCCGTGTGGAACAATAACTCCATTGCCAATACTAGGATCACCAGCGCCATAAAATGCGCCAACGTATATAGTAAACGGTTGGTTCAGTTGTACGGCCCACCCGCGGACTGATGTCTCTAACAACTTCCAGATTCCCCTGTTTAAAGAACCGTGTTGTGGATACATGTTTGTCATTAAAAAACTTTCGTACTCCACTTGCTGTGTCCAACTTAGGTCGCCGTCTGGAGCGGCATGCCCTTTATCGTAACCTGTGCCAACATAGTCATCTGGACGAGCACCTGTGCCGCCTAATGATTGGTCGGCAACAAAAGCATTTGTGCGTGGAAAACAACCTAATGCGTTCTGTGGTAGTAGTGTATAAGCAACATAAGCAGGAATCTTTACAGGAGCATCGTATGCTACTAGATATGCTTCACGGCAAATAGGTTGTGCTGGTCGTGCTGTTTGTGCGAATCCATACGGACTGTGTACCTGACATGCTTGTGGTGCTAAGGGCGCACGTTGCTCCCAGGCTTGTGCTAGTCCTGCTGATAGTAGCAGAACAATGGCTAAAAATCGTTTCATATAGTACTCCAATTAAGTACTACTATTTACCTAGAAACTATTATTGAACCAGCCTATTCGGCGTCCTTCAGCAATACGTCGATCATGTTCTTCTACACTGCCTGGAAAACGCCAAGCCCACACAGCTACACAGAACATGAATATGCCTGTGTAAATAATACCGCGAGCAGGTACATTGGTAAAATACATAATAGCCAAGCTGGAGCTCATCATGGCTAGCATAAAGAACTTCATCTTAGTTGGGAATACACGCTTCTCGCCCCAATTGGTCAGGAAAGGTCCAAAGATTTTGTGATTGTATAACCAAGCATGCATCACAGGTGAACCTTTGGCAAAGCAATAGGCCGCAAACACCACAAAACAACTGTAAGGTATACCGGGAGTGATTAACCCTACATAAGCCATGCCTAGGCTTAAAAATCCCAAGACTTTCCAAAGGAATCTTTTTATTGTATGAATTGTAGCCATTCTTTATGTTTAATGTTAAATGGTAACTTTTTACGTTTACCTACTAGGTCATAGACATCAGGTTTGTAAGGTTTGATTTTTGGTTTCCAACCTTTAACTTGATCGCTCTTGTTAGCGTTGCATGGTCCGCATGCTGTAGTACAGTTTTCCCAAGTACTCTTACCGCCTTTGCTTACTGGCAACACGTGGTCTAGTGTAGCATCTTTACGTTCAATTTTGGCGCCGCAATACTGACACTGGCAATTGTCTCGTAGGTACACATTGCTACGACTAAATCGGACAGATTTTTTAGGTTTCATGTACTCGCGTAACATCATTACACTGGGCACTTGTGTTTCCCAATTGGCTGAATGCACTATCCAATTCTCGTGTAGGTACAATACATCGGCTTTATCTAAAACCATGTATCGAATTGCATCTTGCCAGGTAATTGTGCTCAACGGCATCAACCCCACTGGGTTTCCATCTGCGTTGAGCAAAAGACAATCGGACATTTTAATACTCTCATAGTTGTGTTACAGACCCAACCTAAGTATTTATTATACACTAGATTACAGTTTATGTCAATAATCGTTGTGCAAACTCATTAGCACTTTTATCCAGTGCGGCGCACCATTGATCTGAACCGTCGGACTCAAAAGTTAATTCCAAATCTGCGCTTGTAAGACACCAGCTATTTTCAATCTTCCAAGGATGAGTTCCAGCTAATTCTCCTTGAAGTTGTCCTGGAGCCCACCCGCACATTCCTAAAAATAGTCGCCAATGTTTGGGTTCATCCCCATCTCGTAATCTTGGAAGTATATCGTCTGCACTACTTAAACTAAAATCTTTATTGATTCTAAGTGTGTTCTTACTCAACCACTCTGTTGAATGAAGTAGTGTTAGACTTTGATTACTTACAGGACCGCCAACATACATCATACCAGGTAAGTCTAATTCCATACCTAGCTGTTCTCCAAAATCTCTAATAGATAACTGACTTTGTTTGTTTAAAACAATGCCTAATGTTCCTTGTGGGGATTGCTCTGTAATCATTATTACAGTTTTGTGCCAAAAGTTTCCTTTAACGGCGGGAGGAGCGATTAACAAATTACCTAATAAATTCATTAGGTATTTAGTTATGCAAATCGAGACACTGATTGTTTTACGTCACCGATTGTAATTTTACCATCACGATCACGATCTAGTCCTTTGTTTTGCTTGTAGACTAAATCGCTACTTAGGTTTGTTCCAGGGACTTTGCCACCGCCTAATTGTCCCAACACAAAGTGATCAGGATATCCAATAAACTTTGGCATAAAGGTTGCCATGTATAGATCCCCAACTGAGCCGTCACCAACACCTGTCATTTTGTAGTATTTGTAAACATAGTCTAGTTGTTGAACACCATCCATCTGTTTCAATTCATCAGTCGTTGTTCCTAATCTACGTGCTGTGTCAGGCATAAACTGTATAAGACCAGTGGCACCAATACTGTTTTGTATATGAGGATTAACTCCTGATTCTTGTTTCATAACAGCTAATAGAGCATTAGAAGTTGTTCCTAATGCTGTTGCTACTTTTGCAAGTTTTTTATTAAAGTCTGGATCCTGAATTGTAGTTGTATCTACTTTCTGTGCATCAACACTATTTGGACGAGACAATACATCTTTGTATTTTGCAGCAATGTCAGGTTGGTGATCAGCAGCACGTCTAGTGAATGGACCTAGTCTACCATCTATACCGTCTTGATTAGGACCAAAATTACCTAAGTTTTCGCCTTTGGCTTTTAGTTCGCGTTGTAATTGCATTACATCTTTATCAACGGCTTCCTTTAATATTTCATAGATTCTCATAACTGATCTTTCCTAGTTCCGTAGTCTGGTAATGGGCCGCCGTATTTACGACCTTTAATACGTTTACCGCCAACAATGACTCGCACTTTACGATTACCTGATGTAATTAGATGACTCTTTTCGCCATCGCGAGCACGAAGTCCTTGGCTCTTACAGCTAGCTAAGTTACTGGCTCCCATTTTGCTGTCCGGCTTAGAACTAACACATAAGGCGCGGCTGGCTTTTTCGTTTATAAATTCGTTTGCTCTCATACTGTATTTATTGATTTAAATACTCAAAGACATTTAGCCACTTGCGCTTTCCAATAGTTTCTTTAAGGTGTGTTAAATCTGCACATGTTTTGGAACGCATACGGGCTTGTTCTTCTGCAGGAATTGGCTCTAGTTCAATATGAACGCCTTCTATTTCAGCAATTTCTTCAGCGATATCTAAGAAGCTATGTGCAAGTCCTGATCCAACATTCCATATGCCCGAACCTTTAACTTCTTTGATAAAATCAATGTGTAATCGACAAACATCTCCTACCCAAGTCCAATCTCGTTTGATGTTCTCTGCGCCTTCCCATACTGTAATCTTGCCTGTTTTGCGGGCTTCTTCTCTCCACTTGTGTATTATGTTTGAACGGGTTCCGCGAAGATGCATATATTTTCCGTAAACATTAAAGTAACGAAATCCCTGTACAAATATACTTTGTGGCTGTTGAAATACCCAGCGATCAAATAGATACTTACTCCAAGCATAAGGAGTTTGTGGATTGCAAGGAGCATACTCGCTAAAGTCTTTTGTATTACCGTAGACACTACTTGAACTTGCATATTGCAAGTGTACTCCGTGAGTATTACATTCTTTAAACAACAACTGACTGAACTCTAAATTTTGTTTTAGAATTCTATCAACATCTGGATTTGTCATATCGGCAATTGCACCTAAGTGTATTACCCAATCGTAGTTTACTATATCAGGTAAACTATCCGGATCCCAGTCCCAGCCGTCAACTTGCCAGTCGGACTCGTGTGCCATCCAAGCTAACATGTTCCGGCCAATAAAACCATTATGGCCAGTTACTAATACTCGCATGTTATTCTACAATTTGTGAAAATCTATTTAGAAAAGCTTCAAGTCTGCAGGTAAATTCACTATCGTTTTGATTACAATATTTGACCCAGGGATCGCTTTCTTCGTTTGGGTTCCAAATTGCTAAAATAGTAAACTCTTCTCTGCTGTTAGAGCCAACCCACTTTGATCCTGTTTTAGGAACAGAATTAATTCTGTCTTCTGATGTA